TTAAATGGATCAGCCCGCTTAGGCGGGTTTTTTTTACCTATAGGAAAATCAAGGATGATTATTAGTCGATGTTGTAAAGAAAGTGTTTATGTCGAGCATGGTAATGAAGGAACAAATTATTATGTTTGTGGGAAATGTGATAGAGCCTGTGATACCGTATCATCATTATCATGGATGAATGAAAATTATGATGACACCCGAAATGATTTCAAAACTGAGACAATCTTTAATTCTGCATGAGTCTTACAGAAAATACCCGTACATTGATTCCGTGGGTAAAGTTACTATTGGCATAGGTTACAACGTCACTGATCGCGGCATGGATGATGGCTGGATCAATGATCAGTATCATCGGGATGTGTCCTATTTCTACAACCAATTATTTGAGTTCCCTTGGTATCAACATTTAACACCAGATCGTCAAATAGTATTGATTGATATGGCTTTCATGGGGTGGAAAAAGTTTCTAACATTTAACAAAATGATAACCGCCATTTCAAAAGGGGACTACAAACAAGCAGCCTATGAGATGCTAAATAGTAAATGGGCAGAACAAGTTAAAGGGCGTGCAGCGACACTTGCGCAAGCGATGTTGACGGGAGTTTACACTCTATGAAGATCAAGGAGCTATTGAATGATGCGTTACCTATTATCTCTAATTATGCGCCCACCATTGCTTCTGTTATTACTGGTCATGTCGGTATTGCAGCGGGTTTTATTATTTCTATCCTTGCAAATGCTTTTAGTGTACATCCAAATGGAATTACCGGATTGTCAGCACAGATCAATAATGATCCAGAAAATCAAGAAAAGCTTGAAAAGCTAGAAAAAGAATTTGGAGGTCTTATTGGCGACCTGATTAATACCTCTAACTCACTTTCGAAAGCTGAAATTAATATCAAACTCGAATGGGATGGTGCGCAAAAATAAGTATATTGACCTTAAATGAGTATTTTAAGTAAACTATATTGATCTTAAATGCCATGGATCGGCTCAACTAACGAGTGAGCAGATGATAAGATTTGAGAATAAATCAAATGGGCGTTTCTATTACATGGTGGTAGAAAATGACATTACCAATAAATTTTTACTTAGTATTATTCGGGGTGGCCGTCATACTCGTGTTGTTCGTTCTATTCTTTATGATTGTCCACTTGCTATACGAAGCGAAATTGATAGACTGTCCAAGCGACGTATTAGGAGAGGATATTCTCTAGTGACATAATAATATTTTTGCAACATACTACGCTGAAGTTCACAAAAGGATTTGTGGTATATGGAAGCAGGAAGACCAACTGATTATACTCCTGAACTCGCTAAAGAAATTTGCGAGACAATTGCTTCGACAAGTGAAGGGTTAAAAGCTCTTTGCAAAAAATATCCTCATTGGCCAGTGCATGGCACAATCTATTTATGGTTGAGAAAATATAGTACATTTTCAGACCTCTACGCAAAAGCTAAAAGAGATCAAGTAGCAGCTCTCGTTGATGAAATCATAGAAATATCTGACGACACCTCAAATGATACGCTAACCAAAGAAGATCGTAATGGTGATGAATATGAAGTGGCTAACACTGAATGGATAGCCCGTTCTCGTCTACGCGTTGATACCCGTAAATGGATCGCTGCAAAACTTGTTCCTCGTCTTTATGGTGATAATGCGTTAGCGCGTGAATTAGCAGATGAGATTGAAGAGTTTAGAAAGAAATTAGGAATGAAACCGAAAAGGAATTTAGATAATGGCAATACTGACATCGAAGAGTCGGAAGAAGATACCGAAGAGTGAACCACCAAAGAAATCTAGTGAGAACAAAGTAGAAAGAAAGATTAATAAGGTTTTAGGACATAGAACCTTAAGTGGACTACGGAAGTAATAACTGAAAAGGACGACTGACATGAAAGAAGAAAATGGCGATCAAGGGGTAGGTGCAACTGCGTTTGACTATCCAAACTCACAACATCCCGATTATGAAAACAAGATTTATCATACCAAAGTAAAAGTCCCTCATCCTACTAATAGTGCAGCTAAAGTAGTTCATCCTGACGCTGTGATGAAACAGGTATTGGAAGCCAAATAATGGAAACTAACTACACGCCTTGTCGAAGACTTATTGCGGCTATTTTGCATCAAGCATTTACAGATGCGATGAGTCCTTATAGGGCTGATGAGCCAGAAGGGGCTAAGCGATTTATCAATGCCAATAATGAATTGTTTTCGCATTATTGCCATTTGATCGACTTAGACCCTGAGTACACGGCTCATAAGATGCAATCAGAGATTAAGAAAACTATTCAGGAAAAAAAAGATAAACAAGATAGGATGCGCAATGTTATGTACCAGTTGTAAGTATCCTCATAGCGATGTAGTTAAGACTCGCCATGACGAAAGCAGAAACCTAACCATACGTAGACGCGAGTGCTTGCGATGTGGTTTGCGCTTTACAACTCATGAGCAGCACAAAGAAACTAAGCGTCCTAATGATGATAGATTTCAATTAGGGAACGTGAAATGACATCTATCGCCCAGTGCAGACAGGATTTTTATTCTCTAAGACAGTCTGTGCGAAGACAAGATATTCAACATATTTACTTTGAAAAGGATGCAACGAGAATCTATGCAAGCGATAAAGACAGGCTCTATATCCCGAATCCAACTGGCAAACTTTTTCATGCTGATAATACTTTTGTTCAGCTCATTGTTGGTCCTTATGGAAGTGGAAAGTCTACAATATGCGTTAACAAAATTGTCCAACATGCAAGTTCAATGCCAGTATGGAGAAACGGACGAAGAAGAGCAAAATGGCTCATCATTCGAAATACGAGCGGCGAATTACAATCCACCACCTTACAAACCTGGCTCACATGGTTTGGTGACCTTGGGGACATTAAAAAGCGACAAAAGCCACTCCTCACGTATGAACACACCTTCAACGATGGACATGGCTTAATAGAATTGGAGTTAGTTTTTATTGCGTTAGATCGTGATGAAGATATCCGTAAACTTAAATCTATTGAGGCTACATGTGCATATATCAATGAATTGTCAGAAGTACCACAAGCTGTTTTACACCATCTTATTGGTCGCGTTAATCATCGTTATCCTTCTGCCGCTTTTTGCAATGAGCCTTATTGGTCAGGCATTATCGCTGATACAAATCCGCCTGATGAAGATCATTGGATATATAAAGACTTTGAGTTAAATCCCACACCTAACTATAAGATATTCCATCAGCCATCGGGTTTGATACAGAATCAGGATGGATCATTTGCTAAGGATAAAGAGGGAAACTACATTGCCAATATCGAATGTGATAACTACTCGAATCTCTCCCCTGATTACTATGTGAAGCTAGCAGAGAAGCGATCAGAAGGATTCATTAAGGTATTTTGTGGAGGTAAATATGGGTTGGTTGAATCGGGTAAGCGTGTCTATCCAGAATATAATGACGATCTTCACTCTGTCCCGAAACTTGAAGCTATTCAGGGCTTGCCTATTCATCTTTGCTGGGATTTTGGTCTTACTCCCGCTTGTATCGTGTTTCAGATTAGCCCCCGTGGACAATTTAGATGTCTCAAAGAGTATGTCGCAGAAGACATGGGAATCAGAACATTTGCTAAAAATATCATCATTCCAGATTTGCCGATAGCTTTTCCCTATAACAAGATTGGAGAATCAGAAGCTGATCCAGCGGGATTGGCAGGTGATGCAATTATGGAAGAGTTAAGCTGTATTGGTGAGCTTACCAACCTAGGCATTAAAACTAATGCAGCATCATCGAATGACCTTGATGTGCGTATCGGTTCTGTGAGATATTTTCTTAACGCGATGATTGATGGACAGCCAGCATTTGTGTTGGATCGTGAGAAGTGTCCTACATTAAGAAAGGGCTTTATCAATGGTTATCACTTTAAGCGCATGAGTGTCTCTGGTGATGAGCGATACCAAGAGAAGCCTAACAAGAATAGGTTCTCACATCCTCACGATGCTTGCCAATACGGGGCTATGAAATTTGCGTCAGATAGAGTGATTGATATAAAGAAAGCTGATGCGAGTAAGATTGATATGTGGAACCCTGTTTTGAGGATATTTTAAATGAGTGAGATTCAAGATTTAAAAAATTATGTGTTGGCTATTCAAGATAAGATTAATAATTTAACTATGATGTTACAAAACCATAGCAAGAAGGACGACAATTTAAATGAAATATTGAATTTAATTCACAATCAAAATTTTGAAAAGGCTAGATTTAATCAGTCTCTTTTTGAAAATGTTTTTCCTGATTTACTAAGAAGAATAACATCTTTAGAGGATCTGTTATTAAAGAATAGGCGTGCTGATATAGATAAGAAAATTTTGTTAGATAAAAAAATAGTTCTTCTTGATTTTCCTTCTCGTTTAAAAAGAGCTTTAATTACTAACGGAATAGATAATATTAAAAAACTAACTGAATGTTCTAAATATGACATATTAAAAATGATAAATGTATCTCAAAAAAGTTTAGATAAAATAGTAAGTTTTTTATCAGAAAATAATCTTGAATTGTCAATAAAAGGATAATTTTATGAAAGAAGACAAAAACCAAAAGCAAGTTATAGCCAACGACAATGACATCAAACGTCAAGTCCCTGGCATATTGCTTGATAAGACTGGCGTTAAAAAGCCACAAGAATTAAGAAACGAAGAACTATTTTATAGGGCGATTGGACGATGAGTCATGATGATGCTGCAATGTATGAAAGAGCAATAAGAGAAGGTCGTGAAAAAGAAACTAAGGGTAAGGATATAAGAAAAATGAATTGCCAAGAAATGAGTGATGAAGGAGTCATGTGTGACTTCTGTAATCTACTTCATCCATCAGATTATGAGTGTGACTATTCAACAATCAGTAATATGATTTTAGACGTTGACCGTAAGGTTAATGATCAATGGGAAATGAATTACAAATCTATTGAGAATATATCTAAGCGATTATCAAAAGTAGAAGATGACATAATTTCATTGTATAGAAAGTTAGAATTCAATGAGGACTCACTTAAACGTAACTGGAAAGACCATACAGAGTTAAGCCAGAGGCTGAATAAACTTGAAGAAAATATGATTTCATCTGAGGAAATCATTTCTATGGTATCAAAGGATATAGGAAAGTTATTTCGAACTAAATTCGATGTAGAATTAGCGGGTGAATTACATTCACAAATTGAAGAACGATTAGAAAAACTCGAAGGCTACATGGAAATGGAGGATCGCGTAACTGCATCTGATATCCTATTAAAATTAGCAAGAATGGAGGATAAAGTACAGATTCTTATTGCAGATAATATAAAATCAACACAAAGATATGTGCCTTATAAATGTCCTGTTTGTGATGGAAAGAGTCATACACATAGAATTGATGATGAAGTCAAAGCATCCAAGAATTTTGAGTTTTACAGAGAATATGCAAGTTGCCATGCCTGTGAAGGCAAAGGCATTGTATGGAGATGATATTTTTTAACTAAGGAGAAGTAAGATGACAATCGCAACAGTTACAAATTTTAAGATTAACTTTCCGGGGCAGAATAACAATGTAGTTCCTCGTTTTGGACATTTACATGCGCCAAACAACACATTGTCACAAATCTCTGCTGCTGGGTTTTTGGATGGTTATATTCAAAGCCAAAATATTAGCATATTAGCAACAGACTTAATTGCTGCTGTGGGTTCTGATGGTACACAGTGGTATAAGCCTGTGTTTACGGGAACTTCATGCCAATTGACTGTGTTGCCATAAACTATGGTGATGACTGTTAAGAAGTTAATTGCTGAACTTGAGAAGATAGAAAATAAATTTCTTGAAGTTGAGATTATGTCACCATCCTATAGTCCGTGGGCAGTTGATAGGGTGGTTAAACCCTCACAACAAAAGAAAGTCTTTTTAGTGAGTGAAAAATATTTAGACAAAGGAGAAAAGTAATGTTAGGACAACGTGATAGCTGTATGGGTATTGCAGCACCCGCTTATGAAAAAGAACTTCAGGAAAGATATAAACGCAGTGTTTGGGATGATCTAATATTTGCAATCCAACTCTTGAAGAACTTTGATGAAGAATTAAAAAAGCTTCATCCTGACGTAACGCATCGTATAAGACAAATAATGAACTAAAGGAGAAAAGTAACATGATGTTTGAAGAAGCTTTGAAAAACCTAGTAGATGGTGATTACGTTTCACGTGCTGTATGGGATGTAACAGGTGAATATGTTATCTCATTACCAGGTATACCCTATATTTGGAAGATAATCACACAACCAGCGCCAAATGCGGGCAATTGGTTACCAACCATCGCTGATTTGTTGGCTGATGATTACAAGGTGATCAAAAAATGTGGAAATGCTGTGGAAGCGGCTGTGTAGAATGTTAGAATGAAATTGGCTGACGATACTTTTACTTATGGCAATAGTGGTGTGGACAGTGACACACAACGACATCCGTGAAAACTGCACCTCACAGATCGAATGCTAGCGATCTGGCGCCCTAAGCACTAGGAAAGCGCCAAAGTTTTCTAGCCGGTGCAATTCCGGCCTATTGCCAAATCCCAACTTAGGATGAGTTGGTAGGAAATTAGTAATTCCATATTCGCGATTCGCGAATCAAGAATGAATTTACATTAACCAAGGATGGTTACAATGGAACGCGAAGAACACGATGTTAACACCGAAAACCTATCG